TGTGGGAACTGCTTTGCAAGCTCATTGATAGGTATGTTTTTAACTTCACCCACGTAGTATATATCTTCAAAATATGGAGACTCAGTATAAGAATAAACTAAATCTGCAGGATCTACATAATCTACTTTAACTCCGTCTGAAGTATTAAAGTGAGTTTTAACAGCCCCGATGCCTATAGTAGTTAAGTCGTAATAAAATCTTTTCTTTATAAGCTCGTACTTGTTTCCTTCTAATAAATAGTTTATAGCTTGCTCTTCAGCTATTTCTACTTGCTGCTTATAGTTAAGCTGCATGTGTAGTTGAAGCTCTTCATTAGACTGTGGTAAAGTATCAGGATCATTTTCGTAAAGATTAACGCCAAAGTTTTGAGATACATAATCTTTTAAGCTAGACGTCTGCATGTCTTTTAATATAGACGTCATATATTCTGTTCTTTTTTGAACTCCAAACGGATCTTGAGAGTAAGCTTTTATGTCGTAAGTTCTTTCAGCTATACCATTAACTACGATGTCTACGAACTTAGGTATAATAGGAACTGGCTTCCAGTCAAGATTCAAATAACTTAAATCACCATTAATAGACAATTCATCTTTGTACTTTTGAACAGGCTGATCGCCTCTAGCGTACATTCTTAATCTATGAAAATTATTTTGATAATTATGGTATCTACTATTAGTACCTGAACCTGTGCCGTAAGACGTGTTATTATCGTAAAACCATTCAGACTGTATTGCCTGAGCTACTTTCAAACCATACTCGTAGCTTATTTTTTCTAAATCGCTAACAGCTTGACTTGGGAAATAATTACTAACCATTTCTTATTATTTTTGACGTTTGCCCGTCGTTTTTATATTTAGCTATATTAATGTTTAACTTTGCTGGTTTTCTACTTGGTACTGGTGTATATAAATTTTTATTACAAGCCATAACTGCTAAGCCGCTACTTATAGAGGCGTCATGCTTTGTTCTTTTGTTTATATCAAACTTAGACCAATCATTAAGCGTTTCATTAAAATATATATTTCCGTATTCTCCATCACCTTTAAATCCAACGTGATTATTTATATACATTTCAATAGCAGCGGCGTGAGCCTGCTTTATGTCTTCGCTTGAGTTTGGTATACCACCTATTTCTTTTTCAGTAACAGATAGTTTATTCCAAACTTTGTCTGGTCTATTCATACTAAAACCTCTATATCCTCTACGCTTTAAATAATACAAAAGTCTTGGTTTATTATTTTCCGCAAGCAATGGCATGCCGTAAAAAACTAACGACATCAATACGTCTTCAAAAAATATTTCTGCAGTTTGAGGTCTAGCTATATATTCTAAAAAAAAGTGGTTTGGTGGCGCATCTTCCATGGAAAACTTAGTCAGCCCGTGCAAAGCTCCTTTAGAGCCTTTACCATCTACAGTGCCGCTAATGTCATAGCTATCGCAACCAAAAGCGCCAACGTGTTCATTTCCTGGATATTTTATTCCATTTTTTATAATCACTCTATTTTGAAGATTTATATTAGGCACCCAACTAATATTAAATCTTCCACTTGGATCTGGATTAAAAACTACTTTTGTATCTCTAACTCCATTAACCCATTGAAAATTACCTTTTGTAATAGCGTTAGAGTTTTTAACGCCTTCATTATAATCTATTTGCTCATATATTTTTACTAAATTAAACAGACTATTTTTAGTTTCATCTCTAAACGCATGCTCTTCTGTTCGTGGAAACTGCCTGTAAAATTCGTTTAAAGCATCTTGGTCATCTTTTAATCCTTCCGCTTCGTTATCCCAGTGATCAATAACACCTACGTCTATTAATTCACCGTGGGGTCCGTATACATCATCACTTGGGTTATTAAATACAGGTTGTCCGTATTTGTCAATAAATCCTTCATAGTTCCATTCCATTGGGATAAAAAGAGAATATAGACCAGACTTTGTTTGTCCATTGCGATTTCTCTTTGTAACATCTGAGTCATTGTATAATTTTTTGAAATTATCGCCGCCTTTATCTAAAGCGTTGCTAGTTGAGCCCATCATACATTTACCCACGACTCTAGCTCCCAACCTTAAACAAGTTTTAGTTACTCGCCAATTGTTTAATATATTATCAGGCCTTTCCCATTTACCACTTTCATCGTGGACTAGCAGGTTAAGCTTTTCACCGTCGTAGCTGTTGTCGCCAGTATTTTTCCAATCAATAGTAGTGTCAAGTCCAACCAGCTCTTCCTCTTTTTCGTTTGCAGTAATTTTTCTACGCGTAAACTTACTAGCAGGAACGCGATAAGCAAGTTCACTTTTAGGTCTGTCCATACCATCTTGTATGGGTTTGAAGAAGAACGGATAGTTAATAGATATTGGTACAACTTTGTCGGTAAACATTTTTTTAGCATCTGCCCCTGATTTTGATAATATTCCATATCTAGCATCTGATGATATTGTAGCTAGATTTACTGTTTCTGCTGAAGACATAAATGAAAAACCACTACGTCTGTTTTTAAGATAGCACATACCGTAGCATCTAACGTCGGCTTTACAAGCCTCCCAAAATATAAAAAATAATCTGTTAGCTTCACGAAAGTCTGGAGCTCCAACATCTATTTTACTCCACTGAAGATACATGTAATGACTACCAGTTATATAAGTAGGCTTGCCATTGTTGTCAAACCAAAAGCCTTCTTCACGACGCTTAAACTCTGCGTCTATATAATCATACCACTGATCTTTGCTTTCTTCAGGATATGCTCTCCAGTCAAATATACTTTTTAACTTTCCTAATTCTTTAGGATAATCTATTCTTTGCCATTTGTTTTCTGGGAACACGTGCACTGATTTCGGTTCAGGCGGCAACCCAATTCGCAAATTTTGTATCTCCAATATTTGTCCAATGCGTCCAGTTTTGCTAATAACGACAATATCATGTTCTTTATTATATCCATATTTCCACTTTTTAGATTTATTAAGTCTGTTTACAGTTATTCTTTTTATTGGCTCTACAACCTTATATAGCGTTTGCTTGTAACTCATTTCGATCTGCCTTCCGCGAAGCCTTTAAATACTCTTTCTTTTTTCTCTTCCGGTGTCTTTCCTTCCAAAATATTTTCTTCTTCTTGTATGCGGTTGAGTATTTCAAATGCATCAAATATAGCTAGCTTTTTTGTTGCCGCAGCATTTTTAAGCCTATCAGCAGAGACATCATCTTCTGTATTAGTTATGATTTGCTCTTGCGCTACTTTAATTAACTCTTCAACAGCTTTATGCCCAGCTTGGATTATACGTTTCTTCGTTTCCTTCGTGCTCATATTTAATTGTAATAAATTTATTGTATACTCTAAACAAACGCTGGCCGTCTATTATAAACTCATATTGAGAAAAAGGAGTATAACCAACGACATCACCTTTATTAAAAGTACCATCTGTATATACTATCACACCTCTATCAGGATGCTCTTTGTCTTTAATGAAGTTATCTTCAACTTTTAATGGTTGAACAAAGCAAAATCCTTTCAAAGGCTTCCAATTATCTTTGTTTTTATACAAAAATATTTGATCATTACCTACTAAATATTTATCTTCAGAGAAATAAGCTTTACTATTTTTTTCTCTACCTTTAACGTCACTCCACCTTCTAAATACATTATGATGCACAATTACTTCCGCGCCTTGCTTTATGCCAGTGGTATTAACAATAGGAGTAGAAGTAACAATACCTTTACGATTTACAAATTGATGATTTTGATTTTCAGAATTAATTATTAAGTTTTTATCACCTAACTTTTTAATATTGTTGTATCTATCGCCAAAAGGTTTTATAATAAAATGATGTACACCTTTCATTAATATTCAAGATTATATTCAATAGATATAGCCATATTTTTATTAAAGTCTTTCCAAGGCATAACATCCATATTTTTACGTATATAAATGCTATATTTTTCGTCTTCTTCTACTATATCGCATATCTTATGCCCTCCGTAAACTTCTTGGCCTACAGAGTAGTGCATAGAGTCTATTTTGTAATCTTTACCTATCGTTATCTTTCTTATTAGTTTCGTTGTTTCCATCTTCATTATATTTAATTTCGCCGCTGCTAATATCGACGTTATCTGTGCCGTATTGTTCTACGAACTCTTTTTGCAAGTCTAATAGCATGCGTTGCATTTCCATAACAGCATGCATAGCTTCGTGCTTTCTAGTTTCTAGAGAGCCAATATCGTTTCTAGCTGCGTTTATACCTTGAGCTAAATTTTTAAGCTTTGTTAATTGTTCTTCTGAAATTTTGTTAGGACGAAGGGCTTCCACCTTCGGAGTCTTTCTTTTTGCCATAATTTTATTTAATTTAAGTTAATTTAATCTTCGTATGTCCATTGATAATTGCTAGGCATAGTATTGCTGCATCTAGCTTTATCTTCATCTGACAAATCATTATAATAAGTATCACTTACAATAATGCAATAATTAGTTTCGCCTTGCAACGGCTCTGGAATACTATAATCGCTAGTTCCAGTATTATTTGGCAAGCTGTAAAAAGAGTTTTGAGACTCCTTTATAGTATTGCAATTTTCTAATGTTGATGTATACCATTTCATATTATACTCCTGTTCTTACTTGCATGTCAGCTATAGCGGCCGCTCTATCAGCATCTGTTAAAACATCACTCCAAATAGCTATTTCAGATATTTGGCCGTCAAAAGGGTTTGAGGCTCCAGCTTGACATCCAATTTGATTAAATAAAGCTGCTGCAGATTGACTTCCAAAAGTTTTAGTTCCACTGACAACTTCTGTTGTATTGTTGTATATTTTTATAGGGTTTGGATTAGAAGACGTATCTCTAGTTATAGTTAGTATAAATCTAGACGTTGGATAAGCTTCTGAAGCTACTGAGTCAAATGCGGCTCCTTGAAACTGAAGTCTAGTAGTTGTATTATTTGAGCTAAATCTAAATAAATTTCCAGCAGTAGTAGATCTACCAAACACGGTTCTAGAGCCAGTGAAATTGTCTGGTGATATAGAAATCATTATTGTGAAACTTGCAAGGCCAGCTCCACCAAAGTCTGCGCTAGCTTCTAGCTTTTGCTGAGATGGCTGATGAAAGTCTAAATGACCGCTGTTATATGCTGGTTGCTTTGTAGCTGTTGATTGAGCTAAAGCGTTGGCGGTTCCAAAAGAGCTAGACCAAGACGATACTTCTTCCGTGCCATCACCGTCACTGTCAGCTTTGCTTTGCCCTTCGTCAAACTTATACCAAGCGACCATAGTGCCTGCTTGGTCGAGAGTAAACTCCCCTGCTAGTGCGCTGCTGCTGCTACTGCTACTACTTAAACCGCATCTTAATCCTAGCATTTATTTTCCAAAATAACAAATTATACCACCATCAGCGTCTGCTTCTGGAACAACTTTAGTCCATCTTCCAAATATAGTTAAGCCTTTTGGAAATTTAATTCCTTGAGCAGTAGTTCCTCCAGCTCCGTGAAATTCGTCTAGAAAGACTAGTGTTTGAGAAGCTGAAGGTGTTAAAACCTCGCTAAGAACAACTCTAGGACCTGAAACACTTACTACTTTGACTCCAGCTTGATTAGGGCCATAGTATACAGGCGTTGAAGTTTCAGCGTCTACTGTTAATCCAGTATCTATTGTATCACTGGTATCTACTAACAAAACGTATTGACCGGCTTTTATTAAGCTATTACCAGTGCTTATTTCTACAGTATCATTAGTAATATTAGTTGTAAATCTATTTCCAGTACAAGCGGCTTCAGTTACACCTAGATAATTAGCAGCTTCATCTTCTTGGTTAAGAGTTCCTATATATTGAGGTCCTTGACTATTTAAAACTTCTGTGTGCATTGTTGTAGGCGTATTGTCTGCTATAAATTGAATAGCTACAATAACTAATCCTTTTGGAGGATATACAGGCTTCGCTAAGTTTTGGAAAGCACTACCCATTTGCCCAAAGTTGTATGAAACTTCTGTTGAGTTTGATCCTATTTTAACCATTTTATTTTTCTTTTATTTGTTCGTTTTTCTTTGAACTTCCGCCGAAGAAGAAGTCTATTATAGTGTTTACTTTAGCACTCATAGCGCCGAATATAGTAGATATAAAACTAATTTCAAATTCGCCTAAATCTATAGTCTTAGTTACAAAGTAGTTAAACATTACAAATGTAATACCAAAGTAAGCTATAGTAAATAACGTTGCTAATACTTTTTGAATAATAGCATCGTCTTTATAGAGATCACGCGCAGACTTGCGATCTTCAACTTCTTTTGCAAAAGCTTCACGCTCTGCGTCAAGTAATAATTTTTTTAAAGCTAGCTTAGCTTCGTCTCTTTCTTTGTCTGTGGTTATAACTTTATCAAGTATGCCTTCAGCATTGTCTACAATTTTGCCAAATAAACCACCTATTAAATTGTTTATCAT